ATCTTAGATCAAGTGCATGTGAGGCATGGGAGTTGCTTCTTGACCTATGAGAGTAAGTTACTGCGTTCCCACACATGATCACCCTAGATGTGAACAATATATGTTTGATATATTGTATGCACTCTCACAGCAATCTTGTAAAGATTTTGAATTGTGTGTGTCTCATCAAGGGGATGATGATAAAATATTAAGATCTCTCAATGACTATTGGGATATAATAAACATAACATACAGAAGAGCACCAGAGGGTAATATTTCTGTGAATACAAATCACGCTATGAAGATGGGTGAGGGTGACATTATCAAAGTATTATATTCGGATGATTTTATTTTGACTTCAAATCTCACTGAAGAACTTGACAAGGCATTTACATCAGATGTATCATGGGCAGTCACAGGTTTTGCTCATACACTTGACAATGGTTATACACATTACAATCCTAAAATACCTTTTTATAATGATAGATTATTAGAGGGTGTCAATACTCTTAGTTCTCCGTCTATTCTTGCTATAAGAAAAGATATTGAAGAATATTTTGATGAGAATTTAGTAATGTTGATGGATTGTGATATGTATTATAGATTGTATAAAAATTATGGAGATCCTGTTGTCATAAATGATATACATATATCAAACAGGGAACATCAAAACCAAACACAAAGATCAAACGAACACCTCATACCAGAGGAGATTGATTACTTGAAGAAAAAACATTTAGTATGACTATAGGATTCAACCACCTAGGGAGACACGGAAGATTAGGCAATCAGATGTTTCAGTATGCTGGACTTAGAGGCATCGCTGCTCATCGTGGTTATGATTTTATGATACCACCGAGTGATTTCAAAGATCCATATCAGGATCATCAATTATTTGAGGCGTTCAAACTCAAGGGTCTCACCAACATAGGATTGTGTGCAGGTCCGTATGTGCAAGAGGCACACTTTCACTTTGATAAAAAAATATATGATAATATGCCAGACAACCATAATGTGTATGGGTATTTGCAAAGCACAAAATATTTTGATATAATAGAGAAAGAAATAAGAGAAGACTTTGAATTCAAAAATGAAATCAAAGCACCGTGTGAAGAGATGATTAATTCAGTTGAGAATCCTATCGCTTTACATGTGAGACATGGTGATTATGGTTGCGATAATCATCCCATTTGCCCTAAAGAATATTATGATTCTGCATTGTCAAAGTTTAGTAACAATCGCACAGTGGTTATTTTTTCTGATGATCCTAAATGGTGTGGCACTGAGTTCACTGATGACAGGTTCCTTATCTCAGAAGGTGGTGACAATCTTGCAGACTTGTGCATGATGAGTATGTGTTCTGATTTCATTATTGCTAACTCCTCTTTCTCATGGTGGGGATCATGGTTGAGTAAAAATCCCGACAAGAGAATCATTGCACCAAAGAAATGGTTTGGTCACGGTTACACAGCAGCACATGACACGTCAGATTTATACTGTGACAATTGGGAGGTATTATGATAGAACCAAAAATTGTAAAAAGGTACGATTTGAAAAAATGTACTTTCATCATTCCTCTTAGGATTGAGACAAAGGATCGTATGAGAAATATCGTCACAACATTGATATATCTTACACGTATATTTGATACTAATATTATTGTAAAAGAGGTTGATAAAGAATCAATTTATTTGAGAGAGGTCAAACCTTTACTAGAGGAAGCATTAAAACCAGAGATGCTTAGTTGTATCAATCACATTTTTGAACAAAGTGATGAGTTCACATTTCATAGAACAAAAATATTAAATGATATGTTGTGGATGGTTGATACACCAGTTGTTGCAAATTATGATAGTGATATAATCCTTCCATTGGAATCATATATCAATGCAACAAATATGATTATCAAAGAGTGGGTTCACCCTGATGCAGAGGGAGGAATACCAGTAAAAATTGTTTATCCCTATGGGTTTGGTGATTATCAATGGCAATGTCATGTAGGTGATAATGAAGTTACAAATTTTATAAATTCTGGATTCAATTTTGAATATTTTAATGGGCACATGAGACAATGGGATGCTAAGTATGGATTCTGCCAATTTTTCTGCACTGATACTTATAAAAAATTTGGAGGTGAGAATGAAAACTTTATAGCATATGGGTACGAAGATGATGAGAGATATTTTAGATTCAATATGTTATCAAGTGTAGCAAGACTAAACGAATATGTTTATCACCTTGAGCATGGTCGTACAAAAAATTCATGGTTCAATAATCCATATTGTGAAGACAATAAAAAAATATGGGAAGAACTAAAGGTGAAGGGAAAAGAATCTTTATTGAAATACTACGAAAACGTTGATTATATTGTGGAGAGAAATGGATAGAAATAAAGCAGTATTCAAGTTAGCAAACTTCCCTCCTGTCTTGTGGATTAATTTAGATAGGTTTCCAGATAGAAAAAAATACATGGAGAAACAATTTGACTATTGGGAAATCAAAGATCACCACAGAATATCTGGTATTGATGGTGCAGAGTATGAGTCATACCTCAAGGGAACAGTGCCACCAAGTATGAATGATGGTGAGATAGCATGTGTCATGTCACATCTTTCTGCACTCAAGTATTTTGTGGAAGAGACAGACCATGATGAGATTTTTATTATGGAAGATGATGTAGATTTGTCATTGGCGATGAATTGGAATTTTACATGGAAAGATGTAAGACGTAGAGTTCCTATCGCTTTTGATTGTCTTCAACTTACTATTATAAATCCTAATGGTATAACACTAAAATTACATCATAGATTTATAAATGATTTCTCTGCTGCTTGTTATCTTATAACTCGCCATCATGCAACTAAACTTCTCAAACTTCACAGTAGAGGATCGCAGTGGAAAATAGATCAGAACATAAGACCAAGAGCAGTGTCTGAAGATTTGATACTTGACAGTGGTAAATCATACGCTACACCTTTATTCAATTATAGATTAGATATGGGATCTGCGATACATGAGGAACACATAGAAATTTTTCATAAGAATAGTAATCATGCACTCACCGATTTTTGGAGAGAGAATGGTGCTGATGTCAAGATACAAGAAGTGATGCAATTAGACGAGTACTGTGGTAGAATACCACCACAGGTATACATAAACCAAGGTAAAGAGGAGGCAAAAAATGTCTGAAGTGATTCTTGATGAGAGATTCAAACAACCAGAATTTAAAGGTATGGTTGATTATGGTGCCATAGGTGTGTTTGATAATTTTGTCAAGTGGGAATTTTGTGACGCTGTTGTAGATTCTTTTGAATTTTGGCATGCAAAAAAGTACATTGAGAAAGATGATTGTGAGGTAAAAGTTACATCGTTCAACGGAAGAGATTTGAAAATGAATCCCATAGGTGATGGTGGTAAACAATTTACACAGGGTGGTTTTGGTAGAAAAGATGATCAATTGTATTTGGAAATCTCTGACCCTTCTATGGCGATGGAAATAAATCAAGTCGTCGGTGGATGTTTTGAAATATACGCTAAAAAATACAAAGGAATTCTAGATTGTTGTGACCCTGTTTCATCTTGGACATGTAAAATACAAAGAACTAATTCTGGTGGTGGATATCATATATGGCATTCAGAAAATGGCAGTTTTTTGTATAGAGATAGAGTTCTCACATGGATGATTTACTTGAATGATATTCCTTTTGAAAATGGTGGTGCTACTGATTTCTTTCACCAAGAAATATCATTTCAACCTAAAAAAGGCACCGTAGTATTATGGCCTGCTGCATATACTCATGTGCATAGGGGTGCTTTCCTAACAGGAGATGTAAAGAAGTACATAGCAACTGGTTGGTTCTCTCGTGAACCAGGTGATGTTACCAATAGAATTTTAGGAGAAAAATCAGGAAGGATAATCCCTCAAGATAAATTGAATGGATGATAATATACACATGTATTACAAACTTATATGATAAATTAGAATCACCATATATTCATCCAGACGTTGAGTACATTTGTTTTTATGATGGTGAGAAACCAGATGCAGAGGGTTGGAAATATATTGAATTACAACAAGACATTATATCTCCTGTAAGAAGATCGTATCTACCTAAACATTGTCCTCATCTTTTCTTTGAGAAAAATTCTGAGACAGTGTGGATAGATGGGTGTTATCCTGTTGATCAAAGAATAGTGGAATACTCACTTGAATTGTTCAAGACAAAAGATTTTGTTCTTCAAACACACCCAGAAAAAAGATCTTTGATACATGAGTTCTCAAAGTTATATGCTCATGGATTTTCTACAAAAGATGAGTGTATAGAGATGGCGAAGAAAATAAAAAAAGAAGGATACAATCTATCAGATTATAAACAAACAATAAACTGTGTGATATGGAGGAGATTAACTCCAAATGTAATAGATTGGTGCATCACATGGAGAGATTGGTATATGGATGGGGTAAATAGAGATCAAGTGTCAAGTTCTATCGCAGAATTTCTTACCATAAAAGCAGAGAGAGTTGATCACATAGTCAATATTGGTGACAAGAGTAGAAGAAAAGTTTCATATAAAAATGCTTACATCATGCATGCACGTCCAAGTGTAAAAGATAAAATAGATTTTGTGCATGATATATGTAAGATATTTGATGGTTGGGAGGACGCACTACTCATAAGAAAAACATATGCCAATCTTAAGTATCTACCATTAGATATGAATGATAGTGTAGATAAAAAAAATATTGTAATTTATACTTGTATTACAAATGGATATGATGAGTTTCCTGAGAATAATTATTACGATCCAGACATAAGATATGTTTGTTTTCATGATGGCAGTATTGATACCACTGTTGAACCATGGGAGTATATAGAATTAGATGTGGATATTGATTGTCCACGTAGATTATCTTTTTATCCTAAGGCAAATCCTCATTTGTTTTTTCCTGAGGGAACACACACAATATGGATAGACGGGTGCTATTTACATACGAAACAATTTATTGAAAGAAGCGTAAGATGTTTTCCTTTTACCATGCTAAGACATGCATCAAAGTTCTCATATTTTGATGAAATGTTGGAGGGATTTACTTGTGCTTTCTTTACTTACGAGGACGCTATATTGTTGACTCAAAAATTAAAAGATATAGATTATAATTTTAGAACTTATGGAAGTCCTTTGGGAACTATAGTTTGGAGAACCATGAGTTCTGAAATGAATCACTTCAATGAATTATGGTATGAGTGGTCTCTCATAGGATGTAACAGAGATCAAATCGCTTTCGATGTAGCATTGAAACTAAGCAACCTTGTTCCATCTGTTTATGAGTATAGGAATGATTCTGGTGTGCCCCTAGGTTATTTCAACAAGATAGGTAGAAAGGGTATGCATCCTCAAAATGGTGATGTAGATCAGTATAAGAGAAGTGGGGAATTGCTTTTAGATTTGAAAAAAATAACAGGTTTGAATCCAAAACTATATACTTCATATCCCGATCATGGTTTCTACATGAAAGTGTATAATATTATTGATGTATACTGATGACAATTTATTACACCATCAACACAAATAATTACATAGAAAATTTGCAGGCACCTGATTGGGTGCGAGTTATAACAGACGTTGAAGATTTAGGAGATCCAGTAAGGAGTAGTAGAAAAGATAAAATATTGTGTCCTTTTGACGAACCTAGTGTGTACATAGACGCATCAAAAGTGCATCTACTTAATGATGATTTCAAAAAAATAAGCGAAGAGATAATAGGTAGAGGTGGGTTTACATATATGGAACATCCACATAAACATACTTACCTTGAAGAGTGTGCAGAGTATGTAAGCAGAGGGTGGGTAGATCCTGATGATATCATGAAGTTTACTATTGAATTATCAGAAACTAATTTTGATTTTGAGAAATATTTTTCACCACTATGTACTATAATTTGGAGAAGTGAGAATGATCATGAGTTCAATAATATGTGGTGGGAATGGTATAACAAGGGTGGTGTAAGAGATCAATTAGCATTCTCTGTTGCATATCAACTTTGCCCTCAAAAATGTGAGACAGTGTATTCAAGGGATTTGATAAATCAATTCTCTGACGCTAATCCAGATGGTGAATGGTGGAATAATAAGTGTGGTGATTACACTTATCATAAAGAGAGTGTAGACATTTTAGAATTTGTTGACTTACTTACTGAGGTCACAGGTTTATACGATTGGAAAAAATATTTTAGATCAGGTAAACATAGAATAACTGGGGAACCTTTTTATGGTGATGCAGGTTCTCTTGCATACTCAATACAATACGATGACACTGACACAAATCAATTAGTTATCTATACCAGTATTACGAATTGGTATGACACCATACCTGATGACATGTATTATGATCCTGATGTAAAGTATGTTTGTTTTACTGATGGTAAAGTAGAGAAGAAAGGAGAGTGGGAGTTTAGGGACATACCAGATTTTGTATATGATGAAGTTGATGGAGATCCTAGAAG